GGTAAAGCGCCTCGGGTTGTTTTTCAACGAATGAACAATTGCAAAATCATGTTACAAAAACTAATACTGACCAACACTGAAAGTTTGATTCCTTATGCTGGAAATAGTCGAACGCATAGTGACGAACAAGTCCGACAAATCGCAGCATCGATTAAAGAATTTGGATTCAATAATCCAGTCCTCATTGATGAGGCCAATGGAATCATCGCTGGGCATGGTCGCGTACTCGCTGCCGCTAAACTAGAGTTAAAAGAAGTGCCAACAATTTGCTTGAAGCACTTGAGCGACGCACAGCGCCGAGCCTATGTGATCGCAGACAACAAGTTAGCCATGAACGCTGGGTGGGATGAGGACGCACTGGCAGCTGAGATTGCTCGACTTTCAGAGGAAGACTTCGACATTGATCTGTTGGGATTCAACACCGACGAACTTGATGCGCTACTCGATGAGCAGACCGAAGGTCTGACCGATGAAGATGAGGTGCCAGAGGCCCCAGAGCAACCCGTGACCATCGAGGGCGACATCTGGCTGCTGGGAGATCACCGAGTAATGTGTGGCGACTCAACTAGCGTGGATACAGTAGAAAAGCTAATGGCTGGACAGAAGGCAGACATGCTTCACACCGATCCGCCATATGGCGTTGATTATGAGGGAGTGCCAAACGACGATTTAAAGGACGCGCAGCTTGAAGCTTTTTTGACGGACGCATTATCTGCCGCATTTAAAGTTCTTAATGAAGGAAGTAATGTTTATGTTTGGCATGCAGATATTACGGCATTCGAATTCATATCAGCGTTTCGCAGCGTTGGTTTTAAGCAAGCTAGACCGTCGACAATTCAATGGGTAAAACCTTCACTCACCATGTCGCAAGGGGACTATCATTCTAAAAATGAGCCATGCCTTTATGGTTGGAAGGAAGGCAGTGGTCGGGTTCGCGTTAAAGACAGAACACAGACAACAGTATGGGAGATCGACAGAACTAAGGAAAATAAGGTTCATCCGACAATGAAACCAGTAGAGTTATGCGAGAGAGCGATAGAGAATAGTAGCAAAACAAATAGCCTGGTGCTCGACCTGTTTGGCGGCAGCGGCTCAACGCTTATCGCTTGTCAGAAGATAAATCGAAATTGCAACATGATGGAATTCGACGCTGCCTACTGCGACGTGATCATCAAGCGGTGGCAGGACTTCACGGGCAAGCAGGCCACTCATGCTGAAACCGGCAAGACCTTTGCCGAAACAAAGGTCAAGATGGTCGGATCTGATTGATTTTAAATATCCAACGCGCTTATTGCCAACTTCATCATTGCGTTTGCGCGTTGGACTTTTTCCAATGTGGAAAACCTTATACCTTCGGCATTCGCATCTTCAAGTACATCATGCAGGGTTGTATCAATTATAGCGTGAAGCATATTAAATTCTTCAATCTCTAAGCCTAGTTCGTTTTTTATTTTTTCATTCATAATAAGACGTATAATCATTAAACAAGTTAAAACAGTCAATACAAAGTGACATCTAAAATTCCATTTGATGCGATCCGAAAGAAGAACCTCGCCAACATTATGGCGAAGGTCAAGGCGGGCAAACCGCTGACTTCATCTGAGTCCAGGACAATCAATGATGCGGAAAGTCGCAGCGTCGGGCATCGCGAGCAAAGGTCTGACGAGGAAAAGGCGGCTGAATACGGAATCACCCGGCAAACGGTAGTGCGCTGGCGGAAGTCCGGTGCGCCTTTCCACAATGACAAGGAGTTCTGGATGTGGATGCGCAAAAATGGAATCCGTAGTGCCATGAAGTGGCGGCGTGAGTTTGAGGCTAATAATCCAGACGAATGTAAACCAGCAGCTAAGCCTGTTAAAATTGAATTTAAAACTGCCGAGCAATTGCGCGATGAGTATTTGTCTGAGTTGCAGCTTGCTAAAATTGACAGCGACGAAAACAGAGAAAAGGTCGCGCTAAATGCTTATCTAAAGATTGAGAAGCAGATCCGTGAATCCGAGGCGCACTCAGCTAAGCTAGGACTGGACAACGGCACCGTGCTGCCAAGGGCCGAGGTCGAGAGAATCATGCGGTCGGTGTTCTATGCTGGCAACGCATGCATCCAAGGTGTGCTGACATCTATCTGCGAGCAACTGGTCGGCTACGATGATCCAGGCGATTTGTATCATGCCTTGAAGCCAGCCGTAACAGGTGGCCGGCTGTTCAGTGGATTCGACAAGGTCTCGAACGTAACAGGCGCGCCGAACATCCCTAGCTGGGTGGTCGATTGCGTAAAGCTAGAGGCAGAGCAGTATCTCGGCAACAGTGAGAGCCTCTGGACCCGCAAGCTGAAATGACCGACCTGCTCAACCTCACGCAGCCCGACCCAGTCGAATGGTGCGAGCGCAACATCCAGCTCGACTACGGCCAGTTCGACGCGGCCAAGCATCCGCTGATTTCAGCGCCGCTGCGGTCGGCGGCCAACATGCGTGGCGGCATGGTCGGTCTGATCGGATCGGTTCAGCTCATCAAGACGCTGTGCGCGCAGCTGCTCCATCTCTACACCGCGCAGACTACGCCGAGCCGGCAGGCGCACTACGACTTGACCAAGGAAGCGCTCAAGGAGTTCAGTGATGACAAGTTTACACCGCTGATCAATAACACGCCCGCGATCAAGCGCATCATCAATGACGAGCGCTTTGCGCAGACCACTTACTACACGCAGTTCCCATATGGCTTCATCCGGCTGCTCGGTGCGCGCATCCTGGCACATCGTAATTCCAAGACGATCGAGATGGTCACGCTGGATGAGTCGTGGGCCTATGAGACTGGCTGGATCGGTCAGATCAAGGATCGGCTCTCAAGCTATCCGTGGTCGTGGCGCATGTTCCTGCCGACATCCGGGCAGACCGCAGGCAGCGAGGTCGATGTGCTCTGGCAGCGCTCAACGCAAAAGGTCTGGCATGTGCCATGCGATTGCTGCGGCGAAATGATCCCTTACATTTGGACTCAGCAAAAGCAGAAAGACGGCGAGCAGTTGCCAGGCGGCATGAAGTTCGCGAGCGGCGATGATGTGCTGCATGAGGATCAGTCAACGGACTATGCGCAGATCCGCGCCAGCGTCTACTACGAGTGTCAACTCTGTGCCGGTCAAATGCAGTTCAACCCAGCCAGCCAGCATGAGCGCAATCAGTCTGGCCGCTACGTTTCGATGAATCCTAATGGCGACCCAAAGATCGACTTCTATCAATACAATGCCATGGCGCACTTTCCGTGGGATGACTTGGCCTGCCAATATCACGACGCAGTAGCATCCAAGAATCGCGGCGACTTGGAAGCACTTGAGAACTTTGTGCGCAAGCGACTGGCCGAGCCGTGGGATGTGTCGCGCTTTATTGTCTTATCAGACAACGAGAATAGTGAAGGTGACTATCCATCTAGCCAGATATGGAAAGATGCTGAATATACTTTCTGCACCATCGACGTGCAAAAGGATCACTTTTACTATGTCATACGATCATGGTCCAAAGGCGTAGAATCGCGCTTGATCGAAGCGCATAAGGCACTCAGTGATTTGCACATTGTCGAGATGTGCGATAAATATGGCATCTTGCAAAATGGTCTGGATGGCTCAGGAGTGTTTGTGGATGGCAATTACAATACAACTGAAGTGCAACGCATCGCTGCCAAAAATGGATGGATTGTATTACGCGGTCAAAACTGTAAACCATTCCGGCATCCAGATGGCATGCGCAAAATGTATTCCGAGCCAATCCCAGTTGACACATGGCAAGGCACCAACGATGGCGACGGCAAGATGAAATACTGCATCCAGTTCTGGTATGCTGAGAACGAGGCGCGTAGCCGCTTTGCTACACTGCGTGGAATGTCTGAGCCTAAGCGCTTATGGACACACTCAAACAACGCCGGCACGAACTATCTGAATCAACTCAATTCGTGGGCGAGAATAGCCAAGACTAATCCAAAGGATGGCAGCGTGTATTACGATTGGAAACAAACAGCACGCAATGATCACCTTTACGACTGCGAAAAAATGCAACTGGTCGCAGCAGCGATGGCTGGCCTAGTCGGTGTAAGCGAAAAGCCAACTGACGAGAAAGACTAAGACACCAGTATACTTGACACAGACGCGCTTACTAATGCGTGATTTTATCTTTTCAGTATGGTGCCATGTGGGCAAGACATCGGCGGCGACAATTGAAGCCTTAGAGACTTTGGCGGCCAATCAATATACAACTGCCGAGCAGGGCGGCAGATATGTCGTATCGGCATCGGTGCAAGGTAAATCATTTACCTATGAATTACCAGCCGGGCAATCGGGCGCTGACTTTTTAAACATGGTCCGAGAATCATGGCGCATGCTTCAAATTGGCGGCGTTTCTAATGGAGTGATGACAGACGCCGAGTTGCTTGCATACTTAATTGATACCAATGGCGAAGTCACAAACGTCACCGTTGCTAGTTTCACCAGACAGACTGAATATGGCTACTAAACCGATCAAAGCTTTCACTAAGCGCGCCAAGCGTGCTTTTCAATATGCCTTTTGGGGCAATGATAGCGCCTATCCTACTGCATCGACTAGCGCGCAACGTAATGCGCAAGGAGATATGAATGGCGACCTGCTCGACTTGATGAGCCGGCACAAGACACTGTTACTGCGCAACGACGCTCGCTTTATCTATACCAGCAACAGCACAGTCAGTGGAGCAGTAAAACAAAAGAGCGGCAAAGTGTATGGCGAGTCCTGGCGCTTTCAGTCTCACTCACAAGATGCTGACTTTGTCGCTGCTGTTGAAGCCGACATGGCTGCTATTGACGGGCTGATTGATATTCGCGGTCCGCAATTCTCATTCCGGCGCAATGTCAAAATTGAGTCGAAGTCACTCGACGTCGATGGCGATGTATTTGTATTGCTTACAGAATCAAAGACTGGCTTTCCAAAATTACAATGGCTAGAAGCACATCGCATTTGCAGCGATCCATACAGCAACGAGGACCGCGTAGAAAGCGGCAAGTTCCGTGGATTAAAAATTAAAAGCGGCATCATTTACAATGACTTCGGGGCCGAGGTTGCATATCGAGTCATGGGCGAAGACCGGGAAAGTTACCGCGATGTATCGGCTCGCGACATGATCCATATCACAGATCCTGATTGGTTCTCACAGGGTAGAGGTGTGCCAGCCATTGCTTCTGGTATGCTCGACTGGTATGATCTGGCAGAAGTCAGAGATTACGAGAAGATCGGCCAGAAAGTTAATGCGGCACTAACTCTTAAAGAATCCAACGATACCGGCAAACGTGATACCGCCACCAGCATTATCAACGGCCAGGCAGGCGCTACTCAGGCGCCATTCCAAACCGAGCTACTCGCAGGCGGCACCATTCGATATCTCAAGAACAGTTCAAAACTTGAAACGCATGAAAGCAATCGACCCAGTGATGGCTTCTTAAAATTTAGCGACAAGATTGAGGCTGGAGCCTTCTACGGCATGGAATGGCGTCGAGAGATGCTTGATAGTTCCGCAGTCGGCGGCGCTGGGGTTCGCGCTTTTCAGCGTGATATCAACGATTCGATTAATGATCGCGTTGAGTGTCTGGCCCGATTCCGCAAACGCATGGCGCTTTACATCATCGCCAAGCGCGCCAAGCAAGGTATTTACACACTGCCGGAAGACTGGACCAAGTGCAGCTTTACCAAGCCGCGTGAGTTTACCGTGGACGATGGCAACGCACGCAAGGCAGACCGCGAAGATTTACGCGCTGGCGTCGCATCTGAATACGACATCCTCGCCAAGCGTGGATATGATCCAATCGAGTTTACTACTCGCCGGGCTGAATACTTAGCGCAGCGCAAACTAATCGCACAAGCCAATGGTCTGGCTGATGCCGAACTTGGCACCGTTCTGATGCCTGGCGATATCCCTTTAGAAATCGAAGACGAAGAAATAGAAGAGTCTAAAGAAATGGAAGAAGGCGAAGATGCTGAAACAAGGGTTGCAAGCAGTGAGTTAGACTTTGCCACACTCAAAGCCAAATTCGACTCCTATGGCGTCGCCGTCCGCGCAGGTTCATTGACTCCACAAAAGAGCGATGAGGAAGCATTCCGAAGAGAAGCTGGGCTGCCTGTCATCGGTCCAGAGGTGGCTGGTGCATGGGAGCAAGATGGGGGCTACAGACGTCCTATCACACTGCGCTCTGGCTCAGAATCTGAAGCAGAAATTGAAATGATCGAATCACAAGAAGACAGCACTGAATCAGAAGAATCTCAGTCACTTGACACATAAACCCATATATAACTTATGACTACACAAAATAAATGGTTCGCAATGGACCGCAAAACAGACGCGGAGGGCAATCAATCCACCGAGGCTGAA